GGTCCAAGGCAGCACCCCTCGAAAGGGCTAGTTTTCGCAACAAAATTGCAGTTTTGCTTTGTAATCACATGAAGAAACCACCAGCACCAACCCTCGAAAGCGTCGGGATCGAGTTCCTGATCCCCTACGCCAACAACGCCCGGAAGCACTCCGACGAGCAGGTCGCGCAGATTGCGGCGTCGATCCGCGAGTTCGGGTTCAACAACCCGGTTCTGATCGACGCCGACAACGGAATCATCGCCGGCCATGGCCGCGTGATGGCCGCCCGCAAGCTCGGCATGACGCTTGTCCCGTGCATTCGCCTGCGGCACCTGAGCGAAGCGCAACGCCGGGCCTACATCCTGGCCGACAACCGGCTCGCCGAGACCGGAGGCGGGTGGGATGAGGAACTGCTCCGCGTCGAGCTGGCGGGCCTCACCGAAGACGGCGAGATCGACCCGACACTCGCTGGCTGGTCGCAGGAAGAGATCGAGCGGATGCTCGGGGCCGAGCCAGGCGAAGAAGAGGATCAGGGCGACGCGCCCGGGTCAGACTTCGCCGAGCAGTATGCGGTGACCGTGATCTGCAAGGACGAGCGGCACCAGCAGGACATCTACGAGAAACTCACAGCCGAGGGCCTGACCTGCAAGGTGGTCTGCGTATGAAGATCGAGATTCGCAACACCTGCCGCGACTTCAACTCCTACCGGGCCTCCCGGGTGAAGTCTTTGTTCAACCCCGAGCGAGGCGACACGTTCGCGCTCGACGCCGAGATCCCGGGCCCGTCCGACGACTGGCAGATCGGCGTTGTGGTGGGCCCGTCCGGCACCGGGAAGTCGAGCATCGGCCGGATGGTCGGCGAAGGGATCACCGACCTCTACGCGGGCTGGCCTGACGACGCGCCTATCGTGGACGCGATCGCCCCCGACGGCGACTTCAACGCGGTGACTGGGGCGCTCGCCGCGGTGGGCCTCGGCGACGTGCCGGCATGGCTCCGCCCGTTCAAGGCGCTGAGCAACGGGCAGCAGTTTCGGGCCGGCTTGGCGCGGTGCCTGTGCGACCCGCCCGACGTGCTGGTCGTCGATGAGTTCACGTCGGTGATCGACCGCCAGATCGCGAAGATCGGGGCGCTGGCGTTCGCGAAGTCATGGCGACGCCTGAAGGGCAAGAAGGTGGTCCTGTTGTCGTGCCACTACGACATTCTCGACTGGATCGAGCCGGATTGGGTGTTCGACACCGGAAGGGGCAAACTCACAAAAAAAGCGTGGCTGGCGAGCCGTGGAAACGCCCCCGCATCGAGCTGGAAATCAGGAAGGTCAATTCCAGTTACTGGCCAATGTTTGAGCCGCATTACTATCTGAAACTCCCGCGCCCGGTGGCGGCGGAATACTTCGTCGGGCTTGTGGACGGCGAGCCGGTGGCGCACGTGGCGGTCTGTCCGCGCTTCAACACCAAGGCCTATCGCGCAACTCGTCTGGTGGTCATGCCGGAATGGCAAGGCGCGGGCGTCGGGACGAAGTTTCTCAACTGGGTGTGCGCCTACCACAAGGCCGGGCTCGGGAGATGCGGCAAGCCGTTCGGGACGTTTTTTCACACCTCGCACCCGCAGCTCGTGGCGTTCCTTCGCCGGTCGCCGGACTGGCGGCAGGTCTCGGCGATTACGCACGGAGCCAACAAAGCAAGGTCGCAGAGGTCGCTGAGCAAAAGCGGATCGCTGCCCGGGGGATTCGGCGGTCACTTCCGCGCCGTGCAGGGATTCAAATACATCGGACCGGCAATCACCACATGAAAAAACTTCGCATCCTACTGGCCGGGCAGAAGCGTTTCGGCCGCGACGTCCTCGACATGATCGTCGAGGAAGGCCACGAGATTGCCGCCGTGTGCTGCCCGGTATCCGGCGAGAAGCCCGACAAGCTCTGGATCGGAGCGACCAACGCGTCGCTCCCAATCATTCCGGCCGGAACGCTTGTCGCCGAAACGTGCCCGGACGTCGATCTGATCGTCACCGCCCACAGCCACGACTTCATCGGCCGCCGAACCAGGATGCGGGCGAGGCTCGGGGCAATCGGCTACCACCCGAGCCTGCTTCCGCTGCACCGAGGACGCGACGCGATCAAGTGGAGCATCCGCATGGGCGAGCGCGTCACGGGCGGTTCGGTCTATTGGCTAACAGACACGGTGGACGGCGGGCCTATCGCCGCGCAGAAGCACGTTTTCATCCGGCCAGGGGACGACGAGCTGGAGTTGTGGATTCGCGAGCTGGCACCGCTAGGCGTGCGCCTGTTGCGCCAGGTCATCCGCGACGTGTCGCAGGGGCGCGTGGTCCGGCAGAAGCAAGACCCGGAACTTGCCACGTGGGAGCCGTCGTTTGGCGGATCGCCTCTGCTGTTCCGGCCGGACCTGCCTTTGCTACCGGCCCCGGGGCAAACTTTTGAGCAGTTCATCGAAACAATCGCATGAGCAAGCCCGACACCAAGTCCCCAACCGTCGACGTCGGCACTCTCGCCCGGCTGTTCAGCCTGACCGCGGTGCGGGTCCAGCAGCTTGCGAAGGACGGCATCGTCATCAAGGCTGAGCGCGGGCGCTACGACCTCTGGGCGTCGATCCGCGGATACATCAAGTTCCTGCAGGAGCGGCGGGTCAACCAGTGGGACCAGGGCGAGGCCGGCGGCGACTGGCAGAAGGAACGCGCCCGCCTAACCCGCGCGAAAGCCGACATGGCCGAGATGCAAGCCGCGATCCTGAAGGGCACCGTCCACGAGGCGAAAGCCGTCGAAGCCGTCTGGACCGACCACCTTCTCGCGTGCCGGGCGAAGCTGCTCGGGATGCCGAAGAAACTCGCGCCCCGGGTCCACGGGCAAGCCAAGCTCACGACCATCGAAATTGAAATCGACGCCGCCATCACGGAGGCACTGAACGAACTCGCTGCATATGATCCCGCACTCGTCACCGACCGATACGTTTCGGCGCATCGTCAGGAACTGGACGCCTCCACCGAAGTGGACGACGAGCCAATGGGCAGACTCGACCCGCAAGCTCAGTCCTGAAGCGAGCGCTGAGCCTGGCCAGTGGGATACCGCGCGGGCCGAATATCAGCGCGAGATGATGGACGCCTCGAACGATCCGGACGTCGACCAGGTCGTCATCATGTCGTCGGCGCAGGTCGGCAAGACCGAGATCATCCTCAACACGATCGGCTACCACATCGACTACGACCCCTGCCCGATCCTGATCGTGCAGCCGGATATTGCGATGGCCGAGACGTTCTCGAAGGACCGGGTCGCGCCAATGCTCCGCGACACGCCGGCACTGATGGGCAAGGTCGCCGATCCGAAAAGCCGCGACTCGAACAATCGGATTCTGCACAAGGCGTTCCCTGGTGGGCGTCTCACCATGGTCGGAGCGAACGCGCCGTCGGGACTGGCGGGCCGACCGATCCGGGTTGTGCTCTTCGACGAGGTCGACCGGATGCCGCACTCCGCAGGCACCGAGGGTGATCCAATCGGACTGGCCACGAAGCGGACCACGACGTTCTGGAACCGCAAGGTCATCATGGTCAGCACGCCGACCGTGAAGGGACTCAGCCGGATCGAGACAGCGTTCGAGGAAACCGACAAGCGCCGGTTCCACATCCCGTGCCCGCATTGCGGTCACTCGCACCCGCTCGCGTGGGGGAACGTCAAGTGGGACAGCGGGAAACCGGAAACGGCCCGGATGGTCTGCCCGTCGTGCTCGGGCGAGTTCTCGAACGCTCAGAAGAACGCAGCCGTCCGGCAAGGCCGATGGATCGCGACCGCGCCGTTCAAGGGCAAGGCCGGGTTCCACCTGAACGAGCTTTACAGCCCGTGGAAATCCATCGCTGAAGTGGTGGCCGACTTCCTCGAGGCGAAGGGCAACCCGACGCGTCTGCAGGTGTGGGTGAACACCTCGCTCGGCGAGACGTGGGAGGAAGCCGCCGAGCAGGTGACCGAGCACGAGCTGATGGAGCGGGTCGAATCCTACGCCGCGCCGGTTCCGGCCCGCGGGCTGTTCCTGACGATCGGAGCCGACACCCAGCCTGACCGGATCGAGGCCGAGTGTGTCGCGTGGGGTGCCGGAGAGGAATCGTGGAGCATCGAGCACGCGGTGTTTCATGGTGACCCGGACATCCCGGAGGGCCAGCGCGGGTCACCGTGGGATGCGTTCACGGATTTCGTCAGGCGGCAGTATCAGCACGAGACCGGCCAGCCGATAACGGCGAGCTACACGATGATCGACTCGGGCGGATCGAACACCCAGGCCGTGTATGACTACGTCCGGAGGCACCGCGGCGACCGCATCTTCGCGATCAAAGGCCGGGGCGGCGAAGGTGTTCCGATCGTCGGCCCGCCGAACCGGAAGCAGTCGGGCAAGACCGCCCGGAAAGTTGACCTCTACATCGTCGGCGTGGACAACGCGAAGAGCGTGGTCATGAAGCGCCTGCGGATCGACTCACCGGGGCCTGGTTACTGCCACTTCCCAGCCGGTCGCGACGCCGAGTGGTTCCGCCAGCTCACGGCCGAGAAGGTAGTCACGAAGTTCGTGAAGGGGTTCCCCCGGCGAGAGTGGAAAAAGGACGACGGCAGGCGCAACGAGGCGCTGGACTGCCGCGTCTACGCGTTCGCCGCGCTGGTGATGGCCGCCCCGCAGTTCGACAAGATCGCGTTCAAACTCCGCAAGAAAGCCGAAGCCATGCCAAAGAAACCAGACCCGAAGCCCGATCCTCAGGACGAGGAGCCCGTCATCATTCCCGACAAAACCCCACTCGACCCCATACCACCCCCTGAGGATAGTCCGAAGAAGCCGCGACGGGCGAAACGTCGGGGGTCGTTCGTGAAATCCTGGTGACATGATCAAAGGTGAGACGCTGAGAATCCAAGTGACCGACGCCGAGGCAACGGCCGTCGAGTT